GGCGGGCAAAAGCTCGACTTGTATGGAGCCAGAATTTCCTGTCGGCTGGATGGCGTTGAGGCTGTAGAGGTGGAGCTTGTCGAATACCTTCGCGGGAACAGGCTCCGTGGTTATGGGTGTTGGGTTGGTTAGCATAAATTACGTTGTAGCCATCAGGCCTAATTCTCGGAGACGGGCGCGTATTTCATACAGTGCGACTCTTGCTTCAAGGTCTTCAGCATTATTAACATCTCCCATTGATCCGTCGTTTGACCACGACATGACAACATCATTAGGACGATCCACAGGTGTCGCGCCGTAGAATCCAAGCAGCGAGGATGTCGCGGAGCCGATCTTGATGCCGCGCAAAGCGGTTCCCGTGCCGCCAAATTCGGCGTCAATTATGAACTCGCTGGACGCCCAGCGGAAGTTGGCTCGTTCAAAGTTGACGTTGTTTGTGCCGCTGACGGTATTGTAGATGCGGAACGTCTGCCCATTCGCTCCGTTACGTTGAGCCAGCGTATTGTCTGCGTCTCTTGTTAAGACAACTTGCCCCGTCTGACTTATGGAAACATTTGAATAGGTTCCAAAAACAAATTCATCTGCGCTAAAAAAACTTTGAGCTCTTCCGTAATCCCGTCCGAATCTAAGTGTTAATCCGTTAGCGTCAAATCTCCAAGTGTTTGCATCGCTATTGGTAATGTGACCATTGTTTGGATCAGTAGATCGCAGTGTTAAATGGCCCGTTGCCGCTATGATAATTTTTGTTTGTCCATCAGCCTGCAACTCCAAAGCCCTCGCGCTGCCCGTGCCCGCTTTCTCCGTGCCGATCTGCAACACGTTGCTCGACCAGCGCAGGAAGCCGCGTTCGTGGTTCGTGGTGGAGGTGAAGGTGTTGTAGATGTTGAAGGTTTGGGCGTTGGTTCCGTTGCGTTGGGCAAGGGTTCCTGCGGCGTCTCTGGCTAATAACACATCAACGCCAGTAACAGAGTTATTGCCAATGCCAAAACCAACTGGCATATATAGATTTCCATTTATTACCCTCAACTGATCCGTCAACTGTTTTAGATCGGGGGAATAAGATGCAATGCGAAACTCAACATTACCTTCGCCATAGTAGAGACGAGCAGGCGTGCTGCCCCCTTGAGAGGATAAAACAAGGTCGCCTGATTTTAGAACCCTAAAACGGCTAGCTCCTCCAACTTTGAAGTTTGCTAGGGTGGAATACTCTCCCGAATTAGTGTCTACGGCATTTATTTCCGCGAGCGAAAATCGTTGCTTGGTTGTGAATGTGATATTAGTGCGAGTGCTGGTGGAGTTAATTAAGTAAGTCCCAGTGCCTCCTACTCCAGTTCCCAATCCTGTAATTACAGTTCCTATGAGATCACCCGCCGCAATTTCTTGTCCCACTTTAATAACGCCAGAGATTATTGAAGTGACAGTCATGGTTCCACCAGAGGTGTTTGCCACAAAGACCGCTTGATCGTTCCAAGTCTGCGCCAGATCGAGCACAGGTGCGGACGCCGTGAGCGTGCCGTTGTTGGCGGCGAGCGTGGTGAAAGTGCCTGCGGCGGGCGTGGTGCTCCCAATCGGCGTGTTCTGAATCGAGCCGAAGGTGACATTACTCAAGGGTCCGGGGTTCAGGGGGAAAAATGTCGAGAGTTGGCTCATATTAACGATAAGTGGTGATGACAACAACGCCGTTTGCTCCTGCGCCGCCGCTGTTGTCGCCTCCGGCAGCGTTCAGCGATCCGCTTCCGCCGCCGCCGCCAGCGCCATAGTTGCCGCCCGCGCCACCCTTGTTCGCCGCGCCGTTGGCGCTGTTGGGGCTGCCGCCGCTTCCTCCAAGGCCGTAGTAGAAAAATCCCGTGCCGTCTGTGCCCGCCGCGTTTGCGGTGGCCGAAATGCCAGTTCTGACTCCTGTTCCTGTCAGACCTATGGAAGCACCTGCACCTCCTGTGCCATAAGCTCCCGCTGCGCTTTTTCCCGCACCACCACCACCGCCAGACGGCATGGACATTCTGACTTCTCCGATTCCGCCTGTGGTTTCTGGAGAACCTGAGCCGCCGCCAGCACTGCTGTCTTGCGTGCCACCATAAAATGCTCCACGCGCAGCCGAAGGCGCACCGCGAGTTCCTGCTGTTGTTGTTCCGCCAGCGCCAGCCGTGCCGCCTCTGGCTTCTAGAAACGATCCAAAGCTGGTGTTGCCGCCCGCCACTCCACTCTGTCCGTTGGTGTCTGACGCGGTTCTTGCCCCTCCACCGTTACCGCCTGCTCCGATTATTACCGTCTCGGTCGAGCCAAGAAAGTCGGCGTTAAGCCAACCTATCGACACGCCAGCACCGCTGCCACCGCCACCGCCAAACGCCGCCGTGGATGCGTCACTGCGGCGTCCGCCGCCGCCGCCACCACCGCCGCCGATGAGCAGGTAGTGGACGAGCTTGGCGCCAGCGGGTTTTGTCCATGTGCCGTTGGCGGTGAAGATTTGGGTGTCGGTGAGTTGGGCCGTAGTCGCGTATCCCGTGAGGTCTGTCACGCTCCCGAAATAAGGCACCACCTTCCAACCAACCGTGGAGCCGACAAAGACGAGCGAGAAGGCGGCGTCCTCGATGTTGCAGTCCATGTTTTCCGCGAGGCTTTCGATGTTGCTGCCGTTGCGGGCAATGGTCAGGTTGTTCGTGTCGAAGGTGCCCGCGTAGTCGAGGATTGATACCGTGTCGCCATTAGACGGCGAGGCGGGCAGCGTGAGGGTGAAGGCTCCGGCTGTGGTGTCGGCGGCGACCTTTGCGCCGTTGGCCAAGGTGGTGGCCGTGGTGACGACGGTGTAGTCGATCGGCTCGGCGGCGACATCACTCGACCCCAAAGAAACATTCCCCGTCTGCCCGTTGACCGAATTGACCGGATAATCGCCGCCGTATTCCCAGTCCGTCGCACGGACGCCGGTATTGTTCTTACGAATCCAGATTCCTGCTTGTCGTCTGTTGACTAGCCAAACGCCCGTGGAACTTCTTACTAAGAAACTAGCCCCGACCGCCGGATCGCCGACTGTCTCGGGAAGCTCGGCAAACGTCTCGACCTCCCCCTCGAAAACGACAGTGCCGCCGCCCGATCCGACCAAATCGAGGTTGCCGGTGAAGGGATTAAAGCTCCAAGCCATTAGCTTTTCAGAACGCGGGTCAGGTTCGTGCCGGTGTAAGAAAAGTTCCGGGTCTCAACGATCTGACCGTTCAACTTATACTCGACCTTGGTCAGGTTGCTGCCGGCATAGGTCAGCACGATGTCGTCCCAGGTCGGGCTGGCTGCATAGAGGACAGAATTGATCTTCTGCAACGACCGCTCGGTGTAATCCTCGCGAAGTGGGACATCGCCCTCTGGATAATAAGCTGGCATGTTATTTTATACTCCGGTTCACGGACCTCGGCAACACGGCGAGGTTCGACATGTGGTTGCTCATGCCGCTGCGATGATGCACGTCCTTACCGTCGCCTTTGCTCACGTAGCCCGCTTTGGTCATCTTGCGACGGGCGGCGTTGCGTTGAGCGCGGCGCTTCTTCTGGACCGGCGAAGCATGGTAGCTCTCGTATTCTCTTTTGTAGTCTCTCATGGCATCATCGGTTGTGCAGCCGGGGCAATCTCGGCAGCGGTTTTGGCGTCTTTGAGCGCAAGCTCCTGCATCGTCTTGGCCTGCTTGGTCTGCATGTCGATCTGGTGCTTCTCGATCTGCATCTGAAGTTTGGCCCGACGTTCGGCGAGGTCGGCTTGCGCCTTCGGTGAAAGCATCTGAGCTTCGGCCAACTGCTGCTCCATCTGGGCGATCCGCGCTCTCTCGGCTTCGATCGCACGGGCTTGCTCGGCCTCTTGCGCTTTCGCTTGCTGCTCGGCGGCAGCTTGAAGCTCGTCGGCCAAACGCTGTCCCGAGGCATTAAGCTGCTGGAACCGTTGGCGCATGAGCGCGATCTGATCCTGACGGGCGACATCGGGGGCAAGCAACTGCAAGTGTTCTCCGAGGTGCGGGAGCATGGTCTGGTAGGCACGAAGCGCGTTCTGCGGCTCGGCCTGACCCTGGGACACGGCTTGATCAAGTCCGTCGAGTGCGGTCAGGTGACGTGAAGCGTGGATGAAATGGTTCTCGCCCGAGGAGACCGGCAATCCGGTGCCGCTGGTCATCGTGGCGTTTTCGAGCAGCGCGATCTTGTCGTCGATCGGGGTGCGAAGAGTCGTGGACGGTGACGGTAGATAGCGGTCGACCACTTCCTGACCGAAGCGGGCAGCAATGCGGTCGCGGAGAAGGTTGATCCGGCCCGCCTCATCGAGCGACCCGAAGATCTGCATGGTCTCGTCGATCGCCGCACTCCGCATCCCAGGGCTTCCGTAACCGATGGCCCGGACAGGCTCGACCGAGGAGAAGCGGTGGATCGCCTCCTCCGGGACTCCACGCGCCATACAACGACGCTTGAACTCGATCGCCTCGCGACCGCCGGGTTCGTTAGCGGCATAATCACGCGACACTAAACGCCTGTATGCCTCACGAAGGAGACGTTTCCAAGGATGGTAGAAGAGATTGATCGCGGCTGATCCGAGCACCGCTTCCTGCTGCAACTGGGCGCGAACCTCATAAGCCGTCCGTGACTGACCATCCGGCGTGACCGCACGCGACTGGTAGCCGACGGTGCGGTTCTGCATATTCATCGTCAGGTCGTTCAAGACCGGGATGAGGTTCTGCTGGTAGTTCGGGATCGCCTTGTCGACGATCTTCAGCCCCGGAGGGAACAGCGCATAGGGGCCGTAATACGACAGTGTTAGGTCTTCGAGCGCACGGGAGCCGTTGTCTCCAGGCTGGACGATCAACGCGCTCGAAAGCAATGCCCCGTCGACCATGCCGCAGCGGAGGCGATTGAGTAGCTGGATGTGCGGATACACTTTGTATCCAAGGCCGCGGATGCCGTGATACGTGCCGTTGCCGACACCGTAGCAGAAGGTAACAAAGCAATTCGTCGGGGCGTCGAAACGATTCGGCTTTTTGAAGAGGAAGTCCTCTTCCTTGGCGTTCTCGTCAGAACCGATCGGGTCTTTGAGGAAGATGAGGTGGCTGACCTTCTTGTCGAACTCGCGCACCCACATGTGGACGACATGGACTTTCTTCCCGCGGCTGTTGCCGTAGAGGAGGTCGTTATTCTTGAGTTCGACTTCGAGCTTCTCCCACTCACCGGCCTCTTGGAAGCTGGAGTCGCGGCAAGCGCGGATAAGCGCCTGCTTCACCATCTTTACATTCCAGCCGAGATCCTTCGCGACCTCCGGGTCTTCGATGAACTTGTAGAGTTGATGCGCTTGGTATTCCCGGTCGACCGTGGCGACCTCGATCTCCCACTCGGAGGCGCGTGTTCCACGGGGAATCCGGAACTCGGACAAGCCTGCCACACGCCAGCGCCAATCGACTTCGTCCTCGAAGTAGCAGACGCCAACGCCGTGCGAGACGAACTGATCGGCCAACATCTGATGGTTGAACTCAAATTCCTGCCACTCTTTCAAAGTGCGGTGAAATTCTTCGGCCAAGACCCGCTCCCACTCGACGCGCTGCTCGGGTGAGCCGTAGTCGATCGTGATCCGCGCCATGACATCGACCGAGGAGGTAAGGTCGTAGTATCCGGCGAGGGCTTGCTCCTTGAGTGAAGCAGCTTCGCCGAAGTCGAGGTTGGTCCGTTCCCCCTGCCCCATCTCAATAAGATCCTGCTGATTGAAGGGAGCCGCGCCATTGAACATGGCGTCGACCAAGGCGCGGTTCTTGGACGATCCTTGGTCGGAGTCCTTGATCGCTTTATATATCGAGCGGGCCGAATTGACGTTGTCGACGCGCATCTTCGGCGCTTTGCCGTTTTCGTCGAGGCCGAGGATTTCGAGGGGTGCTAGTTCGGAATTTGTCATTTTTGCAGGGCTTCAATTAAGCTGCCGTCTTTACAGCCATGAACGACGGCGGCATCGGCGGGCACCGGACCGTAGACCGAGAGGTCGTCGATCGGGTCGCAGTAGATCTCGCCTTTCGGGCCGATCTCGTAGTTCTTGGTGCGCCAGTTGTTGTGAATCAGTTTGGAGACCGCCGTGTTCGGACGCATCTCGTGGCGGAGGTAAACGTCGAAGGGTTCGACATTCGGACCGTCGTCGATCCGGACATAGCTCCAGAGGAGCGAGCGGTGATGAAAATCGGCGGGATAAACACACGTCCCGATGACATGCTCGCCATCGACTTTGACGAATTCGCGGGTCTTGCGGTCCAACATCCGGGTCGGCTGGACCGCTCCCAGAAAGAGCTTTTGCGCTTGGTTGTATTCGACCTCGATCGCGTCGAGCCAATCTTCCCGGATCGGGGTGCAGTCGGCCTCGAACCAATACCAAACGTCCTTATTCCCGCTGTGCTGAAGGTATCGCACCGTGCGAGCCCATAGATGGTTGGCCGACTGGGGCCAGCCGAGCTCGCACTCGGAATCCGGAACAAAGAGGGTGGCTTCGGCGAAAAGCGGAGCCAGCCGATCCTTCAGGGCGGCGGCTTCATCCTTAGTCTGGAGCGTGCCGACCACGAGGAGCTTGTGGCGCGACAAGACGCCCAAAAGCTCAAGATGGCCAGCCAGAGCGGTGGCGAGCTTCAGGTCGGCCTTGCTGACGGGAAGGACAAGTAGCATACGCGGTTGTGCGGTTATTATAGCCGAATAACTAAGGGGCAACAAACTGTTCGAGGAGTTTCCAGTTATCGGGCTGTCTGTGAAGACGCGGGGTGTAGCTGATCTTGCCGCGGTTCTTGATCTCCTTGAATTTCCACAAGACGAACTGGTTCACGTCGGGCAGATAAGCAGCAAGGATGTCGAAATCGCCGGTCTTATATTTGATCCCCTTCTTCTTGCGCGTCCCGCGGCGGGAAACCTTTACTTGGTAAAGACGGCGCTTCGTGTCGAGCCAAGCCCGTTTGACTTGGACACTGATCGGCCGACCCGCCGCCGCGACGATCCAAACATCGACCGTGCTGCTGGTCGGACCCATCGGGATCAATACATTGAATTTTTTGGACGTGGCCTCGGCAGCAAACAACAATTCGGCGTGCGTGCCTTTTTCGCAGTTGGTCATTTGGAGACCGCCTCCACCAGCGGCTTAACTTTCCCAAAGATTTGAAATGCACTGTCGCGCCGGACGAGGTGCGGGATGCGGACCGCATTCTGCCGGTCGACCTCTTGGGCGGCGGATTCGTCGTTGAGATAGCGGTCGTAACCCTTGAGGTGCTTGGTCGCCAAGCGGTGCGATTTGAAGCTGACCCGCTCGCCCGTGCGGCGTGAGATAACTTGCCATCCGCCCGGAGGCAGGACGTTGCGGTCGACATCCGGCGGCGGGATAAACTCGGGGATATCCAGGCTCGGGATTCCGCCGTTGTAGGAATAGAAACCATTCTTTCGCGGGTAGAGGCAGTCGGGCGTCCAGAGGCATGTCTCTTGGATAAACGGCACCCCGAGGCCGATCGCCAAGCCCATCGGACTCGATTGATTGCCGATGAAGAGATCCGCGCCCGCGATCAGCCGGGCGAGTTCGAGGTAGTCATGGGTGATCGCATACTCCGCGTGAACCTTGCTGACCCGTCGCAGTTCCTCGACCTCGTGCGGCAGACCGACAAAGAGAAGCTGTGTGCCGAACTTCTCGCCGATCTCATCCCAGCGGAAGTAAGGATTGTGATATCGCGGGCTGCGATGACAAACGATGCGGCCTCGGGATTTAACCGACGGCGCAACCTTCAACCAAGGTTCCGGCCCCGCGTTGGCATTGACCCAATCGCTTTGAAGCTCCATCAGGTTGACCCCGTAGATCAACCCGCCGTTCCGGAAGGTGGAGAAGTTGACTACGTATTCGGATTTCGGCGCATCCCCGTGGAACACCTTGCCGATGTAGTCCTGGGATTCCAAAAGCGGACGAAGCACGCTGGCCCGCTCGGGTGTCATCTTCGCCGTCCAAGGACGGGAGTTCAGATACAAATCACCTTTACCCAGCGCCCTGATCGCGGGCAGGGCATAAATTACATCTCCCAGATCGCCGCTATGAAAGTAATTCATCATCCGGCTCGGTGGCCGTGTTGTCTTCCTCGTCTTGGTTGAAGTAGGTGTCCTCCCGCGAAAGCACCTCCGTCACCGCGTCGATCGCCTGGAGCCAATCCGCGCCCGTGAGCGAAATCATCCGCAAGGGCGGTGCGCCTTTGCGAAGTTCTTCAACCGTGACTCGATATGACATGTGGAGTTATTATACGCCTCAGAAAGAACTGAGCAAATTGGCCGTGCGTCTCGGAGCAAACTTACCCGTCGTCATCGTCTGCTTCCATTTCGTCTGACCTCCCCGTTTCCCACTGCCACCTTCCTGCGGAGGACGCATCCCAAACCGCTCACGGACGACATCGAGCATGACAAAGGCGGCATCGGCCACGTCCGGCGACCGACCGATCCTGGCTTTCATGTCGGTCTTGCTCTCGACTACGACCTTCATCGATCCGGACTTGCGGGTGTCGTAGTTCCGGCTGGTCATCTCCCGCGCCAGATCCGGACCGATCCCGCGAAGCTGACCGCTCGACAGGAATTCTTTTGCCCCGAACCAAAGCTCGGTGACCTTGTTGACATACTTCTCGTCGCCCGGCGTGGAATCGTAAGCCGAGAGCGATCGGCTCGACGGGGCTCCGCCGAAGTGGACACGTTGAAATTCATTCGAGCCACACACCGTGGCCAGCGCATCGCAGAATGGCACCCCGCCGCCCGTCACGTCGACACCGACGTTCCGCCAAGGCACGCCCGCCTCGTTGACGATCTGCTGGATCTTCCGTGCGATCTGGAAGGTGCGCGGCTCGGGGTTGCTCGCCTCTTCGTCTAGGAAGTGGAAGGTATCAAATGATACCTGGTCGGCCCCGTCTTTGTTCTGGCCAAAACTCCCGAGATAAAGCACACATCTGTCCCCGCCGCTCACAAAGGAAGGGTCGATTCCGGCCACGCGCTCGACTCGGCCCTTCCAGATCGGCTTCTGGTCCGCTTGAAAGCGGACGATCTCGGCCTCGCTGTAAATCGCCTTACTGACTGCCTGCGGGGGCCAAAAACCCCGGTAGTCGCGCCAGAAGATCGGGTTGTCCTCCCCGAGCCGCTCACGGGCCTCGTCGATCTTTTCGAACTTTTGGATCGGCCACTTGTTCTCGCCGGCCAAATAGTTCGGATTTTTCAGCGCGTCGAGGTGCAGACAGACCCCACCGATCTTCGTCTCCCAGCGGTCGTCGTTGACTGAAATACTCCCCCACCCGTTGACTGGCTCCACGAACCGCCCGAACGGATCGTAGTAAGAGACAGGGTTCGCTGCCGCGGAGATGTGAAGCTCGGGGTTGTTGGAAAGGTTCGAAAGCGCCGTATCGAGGAAAGCATGGCCAAGCTCCGAAAGCTCATCGGCCGCGACAATGACCCGGTGGGCCTTCATGCCTCGCATTTTTCCAGTCACTTCTGAGGTCTTCTTTGCTTCGGCCGGAATCAAGTAAACCCCAGCCTGCTCCATCCGCTCGCCGTTGCGGATCGCGTAGATCGCCGGAGTCGGAGTATCGGCCAGCTTGCCGGGGGCTACGGATTTAATGCACGGCCAATACCGCTGGATGGCTCCCCAGACCCGCTTCTTGGCATCACGGATCGAGGTGCTGGTGACCAGCGAGAGCGTATGGAACGGAGCCGAAAGCCAGTTGAGCAAAGCCCACACCGCCATGAATTCCGACTTGCCAGAAGAACCGCAACCGGCGAAACCCACGAACTTGTGATGACAGCACTCGTAGAGCATGTCCTCGGCCCACGGATGCCAAATGAAGTTCTCCGACTTCTTGTGGAAGAACATCTGGGCGGCATTTTTGAAGTGATGTTCCTTCGAAAGAACCTCCATCCCCGCGGTGTCCATCCCGCGAAAACAAAACAACTCAATCGCCCAGTCCGCGGTGTGTTGAGGCCACCATGCGCCGTAGCGTTGGAACGAACCGGCCGGCGGCTGAATGCCGGATTTCACTAAAATCAAAGACATCGAATTAAAAAGCTGGGTAGAATCGGGTTGACGATTTTTTGATAATTCACATTTCTCTTACTATTAATCCTTTACGAAACATCACACACCGCTTCGAATCCCGTGCGCGCTGCATATTTTCATATTGTCCATTTCTCTGTCGGACAGTGGTTTACGAAGAATCTTTTAGTTATTTTTATGTGGGGTTATGTCGATTTTTGAACGATTCTACCCAATTCTGGTCATAATCCTCATGGACAATTTTAAGGTTCTCGATTCGAAAAAAGGCACGGAGGTTCGGCTTGGCGATTCGGTCGTTAAGATAAACCCGATCCAGACCGGACGCTACACGACCTACCGCTTGACGTGGTATGTGGGAGACAAACGCTTCCGGGTCACACGCGCCGACAAGAACGAGGCGATCGAACTGGCGAAGCAAAAAGTGCGGCACCTCTCCCGCGCCGAGGGTGAGCACACCAGGGTCGACGCGGCTCGGCTGGTCTATCTGCTGGAGTGCGAGAAAAGCGTGGCTCCGCATCAACTCCACAAGGCGTGTGAGTTCTTCCGAAAGTTCCACGTCTTGAGTTCGAAGGGCAAAAAATTCAGCGAGATCTGTGATGACTTGGTTGCCGACATCAAAGCAAAGAATCTCTCGAAAGACCACGAGCAGACGGTCAGTTCCCAAGTGAAAACCCTGAAGTCATGGTTTCCCAAGGAAACGATGCAGCAGATCACTCCGCAAAGCCTGGAGCGCCGATTGCGTGAATCGCACTTCGCCCCCTACACCCAGCACAAGTTTCTGAGCTTCTACCGGACAATCGAGAATTTTGCCAAGAAACGGCGCTACCTAACCGACGACCACCAGACGATCGCCGACCAAGTCACGCTCATGGCGATACCGGAAGGGAACTACCCTGTATTCACGCCGGAGCAGTTGATGAGGTTCCTCATCGCAGTGAAGCCCAAGGAATTGGCTTATGTCGCGACAATGGCGTTCGGCGGGGCAAGACGCAACGAATGCACTCAGATGACCAAAACGCACTTCAACTTCGAGGAAAAGACCGCGCACGTTGACCGAGTCATTGCCAAGAAGACCCTGCCGCGCCACATCTTCACTCCCGATTGCCTATTCGAATGGCTCAATCTGGCGACCTTCCCGGAGGCCGGTCCGATAATGACCGAGCGCAAAGTCGGAAATATTTCCCGCGACGTGGCCAAACTCAAGCAAGTCGGTCTGGCTGGTTGGGAGGACAACATCCTCCGACATTCGTTCTTGAGTTATCACCTCGCAGCTTACCAGAATCCGCACAACACCGCCTACCACGGAGGAACCTCGATCAAGATGCTATCAAAACACTACGTAGCCTTGGTGAGTAAACGTGCCGCCGAGGAGTGGTTTAATATCACACCAATATCAGTGCGCGAATATGCGGAGAAACAAGGATTGACGCATTTAATAACTTGGTAAACGATCACTTTTGTTAAGACAAAGAAAGGAAACACACACAATGAGCCAAGGAAACCCAAAACCAGGAATGAAGCGGGTGTCATACATCGAGGAAAACGCCACCTACAAGGCACTCGATATCATGGCCGCAGCACGGGACAGCAACCTGTCTGCCCTCGTGCGCGAAGCAACCGCTGAATATCTGGCAAAACACGATGTCGATGGTGATTTACGAAAAATCTCGAAATCACTCACCGCATCGCTACCAGACGAAAGAAGCGAGAGAGCCGGAGAAGTCATCGATGAAGAAACCCAACGCGCCCTCGCCAAAGTCCTGGGGAAACTCAGGAATAAATAATCAGGGGGGGGGGGGGGGGTAATCCCCCCTCATCCCACCGATCAATTTCACTACGCCATCATAAAACCACAACTACCCACAATAGTAAGCAAGACCCATGCAAATTGAAATAAATGAAACCGCCAAAAACCAACTGATCGAAGCCTCCCACTACTGCTCTCTCCCCCCAGAGAAATTGGCGGCTCTGTTTGTCGAAGACGGCCTCGCGTTGTATCGTAGAGAACCTAATGAATTCAGAGGCACCCTTGACGCAGAAGCTGACTAGTCTTCGCAACCCGAAGCTGATCCGCAGCTTCGCGAGCGACCCCGAACTCGAAGATCGCCTGAAAAAGGAATCCGAGAGTTCGGGGCGCTCGATGAGCGCGGTCATTCGCAAAGCCTTGCGAAACTTCTTCGGGCTGTAATAATAACTCCACATGACCACCATGACGATCGAGTGCTCGTCGTTTACGGCGACACCGATAGGCGAAGGTCGGGTCCGGCTGGAGATAGCCGAGCCCGCGCAACCGCGTAAAGCGGTCTACAGTGCCGGCGAAGCTGTCGCCCGGATCAGCGAACTTCTCGGTAAACAATTCAGCCACGGTTCGCTCAACTACTGGCGTAAGCAAGGTCTCCCCTTCGTCCGGATCGGGGACAAGAAGATCGTCTACAACGACGATGATCTCGTGCTGTGGGCGCAAGGGCGGACGGGGAGCGCGTTTCCATGAACTCCAGGCAGAAGGGTAAACGTGTCGAGCGGCTCTGGCGGGATCAACTCCGCGAGGCCGGCTTCCTCAAAGCGTTCCGAGGCCAGCAGTATTGCGGTGCCGCGGGGAATGCCGATGTCGTCTGCCCCGAACTGCCGGGCTTCCACTTCGAGGTCAAAGGCGTTCAAAACCTCAACGTGCTGGCCGCGATGAAGCAGGCGATCAATGACTGTGCTGTACATGCTAACGATGGTAGAAAGCAGACACCGATCGTCGCGCACAAGAAAAACGGCGAGCCGTGGTTAGTCACGATGCTCGCCGCTGATTGGTTGGAGTTGGTGAAAGAAACCGACCGCGTGGTCAGTCCAGACCTTCCGTCAGAAGCTTGTGCAGAAGCGGAAAGCGTTCCGAGTCCGGCTTGCACCGTTCCCGATAGAACGGCCCTGGATCTCCACCCGAGCGATACAGAACATTGTTGTATCGCTGGTAATACGTAGAGGTGCCGGTTTCGGTGTCGACCACGTAGAACCCGTCATTTGCCCATGCACTTCCACAAAGCAGAAGAGCTACGATTGCTGAGTTAATAATTTTCATCATATTTTTAGACGTTATGACGACCAAGTCGTTCAACCTTTTCCCATACCAAAAGGAAGCAGTCGAACGCCACCTCAAGATCCTCGATTCGGTCGGCTCGTCACTCGACGGGACCGGATGCGGAGGAGGTAAGACAGTCATCGCCTCCAGTGTAGCTGCCAAGTTCGCTTTGCCTATTGGGGTGATCTGCCCAAAGAGCGTGGTCGCCAAGTGGACAGATACCCTGTCCAGCTTCGGGGTCGAGCCCCTCTTCGTCCTGAACCCCGAAAAGTTACGGAACGGGAACACGCCACACCTCAAGAAAGTCTCCAAGGGAGGGAAAAAGGCGGTCTTCGAATGGCAGGTTCCCGCTCGGTGTCTCTTCATATTCGATGAAGTCCACATGTTCGGAGCCTACAACTCACAGAACGGCAAGATGCTCGAAGCCGCGGCCGGGCACTATGTCCTCATGCTTTCGGCCACCGCCGCCGAGAACCCACTCCGGATGAAGGCGATTGGCGTCAACCTGCGGCTATTCACTCCGAATTATTTTTGGAAATGGGTGCGCGAGATGGGAGCCGAAGAATCACGCTGGGGTGGCCTCGAATGGAACCCCAAGCTGCCGGCCAACAAGGTCGCGATGGAGCGGCTACACAATTCGATATTCGTGAATAGAGGATACCGGGTCTCCGAAGAAGTTCTCCGTGAACAGCTTCCGGAACTGATGACCGAGGACGATCCGCTGTGGCTGAGTGCCAAAGACAAAGCGACGATCAAGGAACTCTACGATGAGATGGCCGACCCGGACGATCCTGGTGGGGTCAAGAACCTGCGGCAGCGCCAGGCGATCGAACTGGTCAAAGTTCCCTACATCGTTGAACGCGCCAAGGAGATCGTCGAGTCCGGTGGCTCGGTTGTCCTCTTCCTGAATTTCCATGAAAGCATCGATCAAGCACACAAACAATTCCCCGAGGCTGAAGTCATCGACGGTCGCGTCTCGGCTGATAAACGACGAGCCATCCAAGACCGCTTCCAACGAAACGAGTTACGGGCCGTCGTTGTTCAAATCGCAGCAGGAGGACAATCCATCGACCTCCATGACCTCGACGGAAGTTATCCGCGAGTTGCTCTTCTTTGCCCCCAGTTCTCCGGCACCGTCGAAGAACAAGCCGTCGGACGGATATGTCGCGTTGGTGCGAAGTCTCGTGCTCTCGCCATTCGCCTCTACGCGGGAGGCACCGTTGAGCAAGCTGCGTTGAAACTGACCGCCGAAAAACGGGAAAATGTGGCGATATTAAATCGTGGGGAAAATATTTTGAACGGGAGTCAATGGGGTGATGTCTGTATTTCCATGTCTAGTGGAATAACCCCACAACTGCCCGAAGAAAAAGAGCACAGCGAGCACTCCCCCTCCTCTCTCAAGGAGAAAGCGAAATGCCCTGGTTTTCGCAACGATCAGACCCGCGACAACACCGCGGCGAACCGAGGAACCCTCGGCCACCTTGCGGTGGAGAAAGAAAATCTCGATGTCATACCGCCGGATGACCCGAAGCTGCGGGAAGCGGCCGACATGTGCCTCAAATACCTAGCCTCACTCCGCAAACAAGTCGGCCCACACAAGGAGCTCCGCGAGCAAAAATATCACATGCAGGACCAGTTCGGTCACGTCGACCACATCATCCTGCACGGCGACAAAGCCGAGTTGATCGATTACAAGTTTGCCTTCGGCGAATACGTGGCCGATTCACCGCAATTTTGGGCGTATGCCGTCGGTCTCTGGGATGCCCATCCCGAGGTCAGTGAGATAACTGTGCATGTGCTTTTGCCCTTTCGCGGGGTCATCGATCGAGAGTCGTTTTCTCGGGAAAAAGATTACGACAGACTCTCAGCGCAAATCACCGCCATCATCGCTGCTGCGAGGCGGGATGACCCCGCGACCTATTTGACCGGATCGCATTGCGCTTGGTGCGCGAAACAGGCGAGTTGCCCGAAGCTGTCGTCACTCGCACTGACGATCGCCACCGAATACAAGGCCGACGAACTCGCACTACCGGCGCAATACGATCCGGCGAACATCACTGACCCGCACGTTATTGCGCTCGCCAAACGGGCCGCGCCGATAATGAAAAGCTGGGCCGATAAAGTTGACCAACGCGCTCTCCAGATGCGCCTCGAAGAGGGCATCGAAATCCCCGGCTACGAACTGGCCGAGCGTGCCCTCCCCTTCAAGGTCACCGACGCCCAGAAAGCATGGGACGTGGTCCGCGACCGGATCAGCCCCGAGGCATTTGCTGCCTGCGCCGAAGTATCAATCGGTGCGCTAGAGAAAGCCATCGCCCGCACCGCACCTCGCGGTGAGATGAAACGGGCCAAAGACAACCTTCGTGACGCATTGGTTGACGCCGATGCGGCCCGCTCAGAGGGAGCGTATCACTACCTCAAGAAACAGAAATCATAACTCCACCACTATATATGGGAAAAGTATCATTCGAAGAGGCCGTTGAGGCCACAGTCATCGAGGAGAGCAACGCTGTTGCCGTTCGCCCCGAATCACAGGTCGCCATCCAAGGCGAAGCACCGGAAAAAGGAATCTTTGGCGAGTTCGGTTCGGACGACATCAAGTTGCCCCGCCTCAACCTCGTCAACAAAGTCGGGGATCTCTCCAACCTATTCACGCCCGGCGCATGGGTGCTCAAGAAAGAGCATCAACTCACCGATGTCGTGAAAGGTGAAGCAGGGTCTCTCAAGGTCATCGCGGTCAGACTCAAGGTGGAATACCAAGAGTCCCTCCCCTACGACCCGAACGTGCGTCCTCGTGTCTTCGCGACGGCCGAGCAAGTTCGTATGAACGGCGGTCGTGTCGCCTATGGCCGCGGTGAAGGCATCTTCGCCAAGGTTGGTCACATCGAGTTCCTCATCGAGAAACCGGAGAAACTGAGTGAGGAAGCATCCTCCGAGTTCTTCTACGTGCTCGGCGACAAGGAATACGCTCGCGTGCTCTACACGGCGTCCTCCACCGCTTACGCGGAAACGGCACAAATCCTCTACAGCGACTACCGCGTCGGGCATCTGAACAAGACCGGCCTTATGGGCGGGTTCTATTCACTCGGGGCGAAGACCAAGACCGGAGACAAAGGCTCTTGGTGGGTTCCCGCCCTCAAGACGGCCGGAGAAGTTCCGGAAGCTATCCAGTCGGAAATCAAAGCTCTCATTTAATGAGCTTCTACAACCTCCGCTTTCGCGACCCGAAGGCGCTCAAAGACGAAGGGTTCTCCAGCTTGGCCGGTCATTACCGACTGAGCCAGGAGGACTGGATGATGCGTGTCGTGGCCGACGCGAAACGCGCAAACAAAGACGTGGCTTTCAGCGGGGACATCTCCCGCGTGGAAGTCTGGCAACGAAGCAAATCGAAAGTTGCCTAAATGAATTACCCCGGAGTGGGTCTTAGCGGGTCTCATTGCCCGCCCGGCGAGTGCCGGCCTTTTCTTCCCGCTCCGGGGACTTCATCTAAATAATTTTATGAATTCACAAACAGATATAATCGATAACACCGCCGAAGCTCTCGGCATTAACACTGCGATGGGCCGCGCCGCATTCGCATACTTCTGTGAGGCTGCTGTTCTCCTCGATAGCAAACAACGCGACTACGGAAGCTCCAACATCTCCGCCTTCGGCGAGCGCGGCATCGTCGTCCGCATGAACGACAAGGTCGAGCGACTCAAGACGCTCGTCTGGAATGGCGCGGCACCGGAGCATGAGAAGGTCTCCGACACCTGGCTCGACATCGCGAACTACGGGATCATCGGTCTCCTTTGCCATCGCGGAGAATGGAAATGAAGCCTGACGATTTTGTCGGCATGGCCGCGATCGCCATCGGAGCCGCTATTTTAGTCGGATCGATCATGGCGGTTGTCGAACACCGCGAACGCGAATCACTCACCCGCCAACTCGAAGAGTGGCAGCGGCAAGAGTGGGTCGACAACCTCTTGGAGACACGCCGGCAGGAAATGCTCAACCAGATCAAATACAAACCACTATGATTGTCGGAATCATCGGCATCTTTTTATCGTGGCTGGGGCTTATCGGCTTCGGCATGTGGCTCGCACGGGAGGAATCGAAGAAATGAGATCCTTCACCGTTGTCATTGACGAGGATGTTCCGGTCTCGGAGAAACGCTCGACCGAACGCTCCCGCTACCAGCACCCGCTCTCTTGGCTTCTCCCGAAGCTGAACATCGGAGACTCGTTCATTTATCCGGCCTCGACCGGAGAGAAGATAAACGGACTACGCGGCATCGTCTCAGGCTACGCGAAATCACGGAAAGTGAAGTTCGCTACCAGGACCGTGCAAGACCATGAGGGCGTCGACCGCCTTCGCATCTGGAGGACTGCATGACCGCGGGCTCGTTTCTCCTCGGCATGGCCGTTGGGCTGATCCTTGGCGGACTCGCAACCTACGGGGCGATTTTCGCCTGGGCGCTGGGCTACAAACTTCGGGAGGACGAAGAAGATGCCGAGTGATCCAGACCAAGACTACGACGAGGGTCGTTCGCTCGAAGCGGAAGACGCCCGCTACTGGAGACGACGCTCCGATCCAGCCGAAGACTGGTGCCAGGAATGCGACCGCTTCGGTTCGGAGTGCCGGTGCGATCCCGACAACTTACATGAATAGCGACTACACAATCGGTCGCATCAACTTCGGGCCGCGTGATTCTTTCACAACGCTCGGACAACTGATCGACGAAATCGCAGCCCAGGAGGAATTGGTCGACGACCTCTGTCTCTTTGCCGGCGAACAACTCACCAAGGTCGAACTCCTCAAAGAGTGCCTGCCCCCCGTCACCGAACCCTACGAACTATGACCACCACTTTTCCGGTTCCCGAGACCAAATCAACGCTACAACCGTCTGAGGGGGCGGTGCGCCAACCAGTCCTCGGGAGCCGGTGCTCTTCCGTCGCGATCGATTTTGAATCGTATTACGACACCGACTGCTCAGTCACCACGATGGGTGCGTGGCACTACGCCCGCGCCACCGACATCTACATGGTGTCGATGTATTTCGAGGACGGTGATGCCTACGTAGGTTCCCCGTTCAAAGCGCCGTGGGACGAGTGCGACGGGCTGAACTGGATCATGCACAACGCTGCCTTCGACCTGACGCTCCTCGACGCGCTCATCGAGTCCGGCACCGTGCCCCCAGTGAAACCACGGTTCGTCTTCGATACCGCCGACCTCGCTGCCTACCTGGGCTACCCCAGGTCGCTCAAGGAAGCCGCCTCGGAGCTCCTCGGAATTCAGATGAGCAAGGCCACCCGAACCAACATGAAAGGGATGATATGGACAAAGGACTCCTGAAAGTATTCACCGCGATCAGCGGATGGCAGACGCCCGAAGACTTCGGCAACGAGAACGAGGGCTACGTGACCTTCGAACGCGATCCAAAAACCCAACGCAAATCGGCGTTCCTCTGGAGGGCCGACATGTCACACGAGCACCTCCAAGCGATGTGGCTCAGTGACCAGACATTTGTCAGATATGAATCCTAAAATCAAAAAGCTCATCGACCAAGGCCGGCTGCTGCCGATCTTCGCCAAGTCCGGCGAGGACTTCGCCCTGGTCGGTTACCGCCGCAAGCCCGGTAGCCGGAAGTCGCATCTGCGGCCTTACCTGCTCCCCCAACCTATCCGGATTCCCAAGCCCAGTGCCTAAGTCACCCTACATGACCAACGACTTCAAAAAAGAAGTCGCCCGCTACGCGCTCTATGACGCGAAGGCCACCTTCCTGCTCTGGAAGGAGCACGGCCACAAGATGCCCGATCACGAGTGGCGTATCTCAGCCATGACCCGCAAGATGGGAATGCGCGGGGTGCCGGTCAATATGGAGAAGCTCAAGGCCGCGGAAGCCAAGCTCATCGAGGAGAAGCGCCGAGCCGAAACACTCCTACCTTGGATCGGCGGCGAGTATCCTCCGTTGTCGCTACAGGCGATCCGCGACCAGTGCGAGAAGGAGGGCATCCGCTCGCCGAAGTCCTTTGCCGAGAAAGATCCGGAAGGTGCGGCATGGGAAGCAGAGTTCTCCGACACAATCCCGTGGGTCCGGGCGGTGCGTGAATACCGCAAAGCCAACAAACACCTGAAGACCGTGCAGGCGATGATCGCCCGGACGCGGCCGGATGGTCGCATGGGCTACGAACTCAAATACTTTGGTGCCACAACCGGACGTGATTCCGGGGGCGGTGGCTGGAACGCCCAGAATATCCCGAAGGGCGAAGTGGCCGGCGTGGACATCCGCAACCTCATCGAGGCTCCCGCGGGGAATACACTCGTCATCTGCGATCTTGCCCAGATCGAGGCGCGGTGTCTGCCTTATCTCGCCAAAGACTTTGATCTTCTCAAACTGATCTCTACTGGAATCGACATCTACGAGGCGCACGCCAGGGCGACGATGGGATACAACGATCCCCGTCCGCTCAAAGATGTGGATCCGAAGATGCGCTTTCTGGCCAAGGCCCGTGTGCTCGGTCTCGGTTACGGCTGCGGGGCCGTGAAGTTCCAACTAGTCGCCAAGATGCTGGCCGGACTCGACATATCCCTTACCGAATCGCAATCGATTGTGAAGTCCTACCGGGAGTCTTCCCCGAAGATCACCGCATTCTGGGCCAAGCTGGATCGTTTCCTGCGGATGTCGACCGACCCGAACGATGGAGAATTGACCGTTCCCCTACCCTCCGGACGAGAACTTGTTTACCGCAACGTGCGACGGATCACCGGCAACATCGTCGCCAAGCTCCCGCGGCTCGGGAAGCTCATGGACGTGAAGCTCTACGGCGGACTGCTCGCTGAAAATGCCACGCAGGCACTTGCCCGCGATGTCTTCATGGACCGCTGCATGGCACTGGAAGACGCTGGTTATGAAATCCTCATGCGTATCCACGACGAAGTCGTCGTCTTGGTCGATGAATATGACGCCGAAGATCACCGCCAAGTGATCGAAGAAATCATGTCGACCCCACCCATTTGGGCCTCGGACCTCCCGCTGGGAGCCGAAGCCATTGTCTCCAAACATTACAGAAAATAATAACTGATGAATCCCACACCTGAAGAACTCGGACTCAACCCCTGCCCAACCTCCGGCCAAGGATGCCACACCTGGATGTTCGGGGCAGCGCACGCGCTGGTTGCTAACGCCTATGATGACCAATTTATTGACTCATGGGTGACTCATTACTTGGGGCGTGACCCGCAGCCCCGTGAGATCGGCGACACGATCGCCAATGTCCGCGCCGAGGCCGAAGGTCTCATCGAACCGCGGGCAAAGGTTTCGCTCAAACGGGATCGGGACGAAGACCGTCTCAAGGCGGCTACCGCCGAAGGTCCGCTTTCGATCGAGGATTTCAAGGCCACCTCCCCTATCCCGCCGGCTGATGTCTCGACTTCCGAGTTCCTGCGCCATCTCTACGGCGGCAAGCACAACATCGTCTTCGTCGATCAGCAGACCCAAGGGAAGCTGGTGTGGCACGAGAAAGTGCCGGACATCGCCGTGGATCAAGCGATCACCAACAACACCGAGGGTGCGTGGATCATGGTCAATCCGGTCGATGGCCAATTCAAAGCGATCGAACGACTCGGCAAGAAGTCGCGCCGGGCCGAGGAGAATCTTGTCGCCTACGAATACCTACTCATCGAATCGGATTCGGTTGAACTGGAACTCTGGCTCCGCGTCCTCTCCAAGCTCAATCTCCCGATCGTCTCGGTCACTACCTCCGGATCCAAATCGGCCCACGCCCTCGTTCGGGTCAGCGCCAAGGATCGTGCCGAGTATCTGGAGAAAGCCTCCGAGATCGCCGATGTCCTCGTCCCGCTCGGTGCCGACCCCGCCGCAATGTCGGCCGTGCGCCTGACCCGGGTTCCAGGCTGCATGAGGAAAGATACCGGAAAGGCCCAAACCCTTATCTACTTCAACCCGGAAGCTGGCCGCGCCACCGATCAAGAGGGAGGGGGACAATCTGCCACCCCCCTTGCCGATAACTGTCAGGATTCGCCAGATAGCAACAATTCGTCATCCAAGACGAATAAGAGCGGACAGTTTGAAGACATCTACTACGACGGCAAAACTTTCTTTATGAAGGCCGACGACGGGATCTGGCGCTACGAGATGGTCGCCATGCTCAGTTCCGAACTCAAATGCCGCGGGTTCAGTGACCGCGCCCCGAAGGGTGCCGCCATGTCACCGATGGACCGCGCCAAAGCCTTCATCCGCGAACACCGTCGCGTGGACGGTGCAGGCCCAAGCCTCTACAACAAAAGCGAACTCTGGTTCGAGGGCGGCAAGAAGTTCCTCAACACCGCCAAGAACATCAAACTCGTCAAAGCGGCCGACACCGCCGGGGCTTGGGGTGAAGGATTCCCCCGCTACGCGGCGATCTTCGACAACGTCTTCCTCTCCGACGGCTACAAGGACATCTTCCTCGCTTGGTTCAAGAGGTTCTACGAGTCCGCGGAACGCGGCAAACTCTCGATGGGCCAAGCGATGATCTTGGTCGGCCCGGTGCATTGCTTCAAAACCTTTATGATCGAGAAGCTGCTCAAGCCGGCAATGGGCGGCTACGCGGATCTTTCCTCGATCGTCTCGGGCGAAGGAAACGGATTTAACGCCGACCTCTTTCAAAGCCCGCTGGCCATCATCGACGACTCCCGTGCCGCGGAATCCGAAGCCCAACTCAACCGCTACGCTTCGGCAATCAAGAAGCTGGTCGCCCACGGCACCCACAAATACCACGAGAAGTATCTGACCCCGATCATGGTCGAGTGGCGCGGCCGTGTCGTCATCGCAGCCAACGACGACCCCGTGTCGATCAAAGCCGTGCCGGCGCTCAACATCTCGAATGAGGACAAGATCATCGCCCTCGCCATGAGAACCTTCGAGGACGGCCCGACGGTCGAGACCCTCAAGGACGTGGAGTCTGAACTCCCGGCGCTGCTCGCTTGGCTCAAGGCGTGGGAAATCCCACCGCGCTACATCGACGCCCCGAACCGCTATTACATCCGCAGCTACATCGCTTCGGAAGTCCGCGAGAAGATCGAAGCCGCTTCACCGGCCGCAGTGCTCCGCGATGTCCTCCTCTCATGGTGGGCACGGCGCGGGACAACCGATCCGTGGGAAGGCACCGCGGTCGAACTCCACCAGTCCTTCAGCGACACCTTCGACAACTCCGGGATCACCCGCGAGTGGACGGCAAGGGCGATCGGACGCCGCCTCTCCGAGTTGGAGAACCAAGGCGACCCGAACGTGAAGCTCATCGCCAAGCGGTCGGGCAAGGCCAAGGTCCACAAATACCGCCTCACCTGCCCGAACCTCGAACCCGACGAGCCCGAGGAAGAAGACGCGAACAATCCGTTTTGACACGGATAGCTTAGAAATTAAGGCATTTATGGACGCCAAGTGGATCGAGCGGTTTATTAACTTAGCCGCACTCGTCGCGACCTGGTCGAAAGATCCCAGCATCCAAGTAGGCGCGGTTATTATCCGGCCCGACCGCACCGTGGCCTCCCTCGGCTTCAACGGCCTCCCCAGGGGCGTAGACGACGATCCGGGACGGTTGGGCGACCGTGACACGAAACTCCGCTACACGGTCCACGCAGAGCTTAACGCGATCCTCGCAGCCCGTGAGCCGCTCCACGGTTACTCGATCGTGGTCTACCCACTCCAGCCCTGTGCCGCCTGTGCCGCGGCCATCATCCAGGCTGGGATCTCCGAGGTCATCTGTCCAAGGATGGGCGATTCTTCGACACGTCCCAGTAATGTGTCGACGGCTCCGACACGTTGGGGTGCCTCGTTCGAGGCAGCACGCACCATGTTCCATGAAGCGGGAACCGTGGTCCGTTGGTTCTAGGTTCCCGAAGCGGGTTTCGGGGAGCCAGTCTTGTTGACGCCGAAAACGCCCGGCGCATAGTTTTTGCTGAGTTGATGTTCTCATTTGCCCTTTAGTCGCAAAAACTTCTCAGCAGTTTCTACTCCGCGGTCACGTTTCTCTGTAAATGGAACAAGCTACAGTGGAACATGATACATGGTGCTCTGTTGTCTGTCTAGGTGGGGGTTGAGGGGTTTTGGAAAAAATCGTAACCCCCCACGTTAAGTGGTTACCGCCGAGTGGTTTACGTCCAAAAGGGGGTTGGGGGGTTAG